TACTAAGGGTAATGCCAGAACCAGCAACGAGCGACTCAACATAATTGCCAACCGTATCGGTCGAAAGATTCACCGGATCATTGATCCAAACAGAACCATTGTAGCGGAGGAAGTCACCGTTGGTCGGGGAAGAAATGGTTACGTCACCAAGATCATCGATCGAACCAATGGTTATGGTCGAACCTGCAACAGCTGCGTAAACTGCTACTCTTACGGAACCGTTTGAAGGCGCTGCAGAAAAATCAAGTGTCGCAGTTGATGTACTGGTGGCTTCCCAGCGAACTTCGATTACTTCATATGGACTTGCGGCATTGCGCGCAACGACGACAACGTCCCTCGTACCCAGTTGGTGAGTTAAGACAAATGTTGTTGTTGAACCATCGCCAATTGTTGTTGTATATACTGTTCCAGCCAAGCCTGTGTCTGCGTCTGGGACAAACTTTGTTCCATCAAATTTTAGAACTTGATTAGTTGTTGCGCCAGCTGTATCGATAGTTACTCCACCGACAGTAAGGCTATTTGCAACGACATTATTGATGTTAACCGTTGAAGGAAGAGAAAGGGTATAAACACCGCTAGTTGCATTGGAAGAAACCGAAACTTGATTTGCTGTACCGGCAATATTAGAGATTAGATTGACTCCGGATTACAGCATCTGCTGTGCTATTTTTGTAGAACAATTTACCATCAGCTACGTTGATCGCTAGTTCGCCTAACTGTAAAGATTCTGGTGCATTATTGGCCTCATCTGATCTCTTAAGTAAAAGAGTGTTGTTTACAGCAAAAATAGAACCACTGAAAGGCATTGGAGTCTCCTTATGAAATATAATTTAAATTCATACTTATAGTAATGATCTATTATAGCATTTATTATATTGTTTTGTAAAATTTTACCCTATTACGATTATAGTATAACCAGTGTTTGGAATAGGCGTTTGAAAAGTAGCTGTAACTGAATTGATTCCAGTTCTTGTAACGTGTCCTTCAATTGTATCTTTTGAACCTGTGTCAATAATTTGTACAATAACATTTGTTGAGTTCAAATTATGGTTTGCGACTATTGTTTTAAGAGTTCCATTTCCGTAAAATACTTCAGTATATTTAGTGACTGCTCCAGCTTCAGCTGACTCCGCTAAGTCATCGCTTGCAATAAATTTGTTTAATGTTGAATTGTATTTTAATATTTGACCATTTGTTACTCCGGTTGGGTCAATTTCGATTCCATCAATACTTAAAGCCGCTGTAGATACAGAAGTAAAATTTGGAGTAGCCGAAGTGCTAATGGAATAGACATGAGTAGAATTTATGCCAATGCTATTGTCTGTTAAAATAATATTTGTTCCAGCTGTTATATCTTCCATATATTCAAACGTTGAAGCTATTGACGCGGTTAATGTTGCGTTAGAAAGATTTGTTAAAGTAGCACTACCAGATAGATCTCCATCTAAGGTTATGGTTGGAGAAATACCAGTTATTGAAGGAGAAGTAAGTATCTTATTTGTTAATGTTTGATTTCCGGTCAAAGTCACAAGTTCAGCGGTATTAGAAATACCGTGAACATTAGTTGATGTTGCGTGATTAGATAAATCAACTAATGTTGAGAGGAGCGCAGTATTGGCTATTCCGTGAACGTTGGTGGTAACCGACTCATGATTGGATATGGCTGTTGCTGCGGATGCTTCTGCGGCAGCTTGCGCTGCTGCAGCTGCCCCATAGGCATCAAACGTATCGGTGGTGACAGCGATTGTTGGAGTCCCACCTTCTGCTGCCGTTGCGTTGGTGAGAGTGATTCCTGCGCCGGCAGTCAAAGACTGAACGTAATTACCAACAGTATCTGTAGCCAAATTTACCGGATCGTTGATCCAGGCGGAAGCACTGCTGCTATATCTTAAAAAATCTCCGTCAGAAACACCTGAAATAGTTACATCAAATAAATCGTTTACAGTTCTTGAATTTACATAACTAACAGCGTTTGAATACGCAGTATCTGCGATCGTATCCGCATGAGTGATTGCCGCGGACTGGGCTGCTGCAGCGGCTCCGTGGGCATCAAACGTGTTGGCCGTTACTGCAATTGTAGGAGTTCCACCTTCTGCTGCTGTTGCGTTGGTAAGAGTAATACCGGTACCTTCAACCAAAGATTGAACATAATTGCCAACGGTGTCTGTACCCAGGACTATCGAGTCATTGGTCCATTGATTCCCAACGTACTTTAAGAAACTACCATTAGCTGGGCTAGATGTTGTTACGTCGGTGGCGTCATTTAATTCAAAAGTTAAGGTAGATGCCGTATGATTATGGGAATCGTTTGCTACAGTAATTCCAAGTGTTACATTTTGCGTCCCATCTATTGATACAGATCCTGTTGCGTCTCCGCTTAAGGTTATTGTTCTTGCGGTAGACCAAGAATCTGCGCTAGAAACATTTTCGTTAATATTTATATAATTTGTTCCATCATTGGTAAATTGCCATTTATCGACAGATTCGTTCCATCTAAGTTGAACGTTCGTTAATGAGCCTCTTTCAATTTCTATTCCAGAGTCTTTATCGTTTTCAATGTCGGCTTTTGCCGCGTCTACGTTCAGCACCATGATGTTGTCTTCTACGACAACAGTTTCAGTGTTTACCGTAACAGTGGTTCCGTTTACTGTTAAGTTTCCGGAAATGATTAAATTAGAATTTATATTTACACTGTCCTCAGTTTGTATCAAAGAATCAGTAGGTTGAGACCAATTTAATGAAGTATTTACCAAAACTCCCGAATTGTTTTTATAATACAAAACTCCGGTTTGTAGGATCAATAGCTATTTGACCTTGACTAATCGTCGGTGTCGGCATTTTTATTCCTTTTTATTTATTAGAATGTTCCACCGTCAATAGTTATTCCGTCAAATGTGGTTAGATCTGTTATAGAGCCACCTGTGATAGAAACACTATTTGAGTTTTGAACAGCGATAGTACCAAGCCCAAGAGTTGTTCTTGCAACTGCAGCGCTTGCGCTTGCAATCAAATTTCTTCCGTAAGAAGTTAAGTCAGTGAGACTAGCGGTTCCAGATCCGGTGAAATATGCAAGCTTATCTGCAGCTGATGTCAAATCAGCCAAAGCTGCTAGTTCTGCATCATAACCCTGAACATCGGTGCCTATTGTCAAACCAAGATTTGTTCTTGCGGCGGCGGCGGTTGTTGCCCCGGTGCCACCATGACTTATGGATATCGTTGAACCATTCCATGTACCAGTTGTGATTGTACCAACAGATGCGAGGCTTGAGTTAACTACGGTTGCACCAAGGGTTGTGCTAGACAGAACTGAACTAGAGCCTATTGCATAAGTTTTACCTGCTGCCAGATCAAAATTTTCTGAAGACGTCCAGGAGCCTGTTGCATCTACCCAATTCAAAGTTTTGTCAGTGGTACCTTTTATCGTTATACCTGCTCCATTTGCCGCTGCATCCGTTGTTGATCCATTTGCAATTACTATGTTCTTATCTTCAACGGCCAGTGTTTCTGTATTCAATGTAGTCGTATTGCCCTGAACTAACAAATCTCCGGTTACCGTCAAATTATTTGGAATTGTTACATCATTGGACAGAGAAAATGTTACGTTTCCATTTGAAGCAGAAACTGCAATTTGATTACCGGTTCCAGTAACAGAAACAACGCCTTCATTTGTAACGGTGAATGTTCCACCTTCAACATTAGTATTTGCAACAGAAATTCCGGTTCCGGCAGCAACTGACGAAACATAATTACCATTTGTGTTTGTGCCAAGATCAATTAGAACTGCATTTGTTCCAGCTGCAGTAAGACGCCCCTGTGCATCGACGGTGAAGTTTGGTATGTGGCTAGCATCGCCATATGAACCAGCTGAAACTGCTGTGTTATCTAGATTTATCGTAATAGTATCTGTTGCTCCAGCGACTGAGCTGAGACCTGTTCCACCAGAAATAGTTAGAGTATCGGTTCCAGATACGATAGTTTGAGGAGTGCCACCGTTACCAGCTACCGTGAATGAAGTTGCTACATTTGAAATATTTGAATTTACGTTTGCAATGAGATTATCAACATATAGTTTAGTTGTTGCATGTCCGCTTTCGGATGGTGCTTCAACTGATACAGTTCCTGTAAATGTTTTATTTCCAGAAATTGTTTGATTGCTAGTTAATGTAGTGAAAGCTCCAGGACCTGCAATAGCTAAAGCAGTACCGGTACCACCAATTCCAGCAGTGCCTTCACCATAATAAAGAGTATCATCTACCTCATTAAATGCCAACTCTGCATTGTGTATTTCTGACGGTGCTCCGGCTGCTCCAGATGTTCTGCGTCTAATTCTTAATATATTGGCCATACCTAGAAATTTCCTCCGTCTACTAAATTTTCTTCATTATAATTAATCCAAGCGTTGCCGTTATAGCGCAAAACTTGACCAGTTGCTACTGAATTTATAGTAACATCTGTTAAACCATTTAAAACTGATTGATTAGAAATATTGGTTTCTGCAGCGATCATTCTATCTTTTACAGTCAAATGTGAACCAGCTGGATTTATTCCAAGAACTGTCTGTATGGCCTCTAGAGCATCATTGGCGTTAGCATGCTGAAGATGGTGTGGTACAGTAACGGAATTAAGAGCATCATTTGCCGTAGGATTTATCAAATTATCTAGAGCTGATGGATACTGTGAAGGCATTTTATTTTCCTATAATGAAAGTATTTTTGTTGATTCGTCGCTCCAAAAGATAGTAACAGAATTAACAGAATTTGAACCTGCAAAAGGCAAACCGCTTGAAGTATCAATATAAAATATTAATTTTGAATTTGAATCAGAAGGTTGATACTTATACAGTGCTACTGCATCAAAAGCTGAACCGTCATATTCTAAAATGGTTATATCTGTGGCATCAAGTATTCCAGATGTACTGGATACTCCAGTGATAGCTTCTGATCTTTTTATTATTGCGTTTGCCGGTATATCGCTTACATGTTGATCGAGATCTTGATTAGGAGTATAATTTGGTTTTTTTAATAAAAGAACTTTTAATTGATCAGATAAAACATTTATTTGCCCATTTAATAGTGCTTCTTTTGCTTTTTTATAAACAAAATTAGCCATTTAAACACCTACATCTTTTGAAACTTTAATTCTATATTTATAACCTTTTTCAAAATATTCTTTATCTTCTACAAAATATGAAGGAGTAGCGTCATTCAAGGAAGGAAAATCTACATAAACTTCTGGTTTCCAAGAATGAGTTGCTATTCTGGTATCTATAGATTCCCATCTACCTGGTTGCCTTTGTATCTTTTTTCTTTGTGCAACGAAATATCTATTGTTCATAAAGTTTGCTGCTGGTTTTTGATTAAAGGTAACTTTTATTCTTCCATTCAAATAATCACTCTCAAGATAAAAAGCTCCGCTTTCTGGGTCTGTTTCAGTTATATAAAAATCAGGATTTTTTGCTACGATTTGATGGCCTGTAAACGCATTGATTTTTATAGACTTATCTTCTATCAAAACATCTTCAAGCTCTGGTGCATTGACACTGTTGAATGGAGTTGGACCAATTGGTTGATTGGGAGTTGCCCCCGCAGCCAAAGTCGTAAAAACAATTTGTTCTTCCGGTATCGGTTCATTAGCCGCATCTACAAAATTAATAAATCTTATAATATATTCAGTCGAAGGACTTAACTGAGTTTTCCAAACAAGTTTTAGAATCCTTGATATTTGATTAAAGTCAGATAAGGTATCTATCGGTTTGAACGGAGCGTTTAAAACCGTAGGCGTCGCAGCGGTAGTTTGTACTACAATATTTGCGTTTTTGATGGAAGCTATTTTTATTGTTCTTCCAAATTTGACTGAAACCGTTCCTATTCCTACGGCGGCTTCTTGCAATAGAGGTAAAGCCACAAAATCTCCTATCTCTTACACGATGGAATAGTAACGTCAAGATATAAACAACGAAGGGCGACCAGCTT